TCGTAGGGGTTGGACAGATTGTTAATTATCGAAAGAGTAAAGTCAGTGATAGATTTGTAAAATTGATATGCATCAGAGACATTCAAGTCCTCAATTGTTAATGAACCACTTTCTGCCGCTGCCTCAAAGTCCTTAACTATTCGCAACATGAGCAAGTATGCTTCGAGGAACTCTTTAGTGTTTTTGATATCCTCTTTTTTCAGATCCTTTTTGCTGGCCGCAGCTCCGTATAATACTTCATCAAAATGATCGGTTGGCGCTTTATCTAATGCATAGACACTCATTATCCTTTCCTCCTCAGTTTGTTGTAGAATGGGCGCGATCATAGTCAACGAACTTGCCGTAGTTTTTAAGGATTATCATTTCTGCCGTGCCTACCATGCCTTCCCGGTTCTTGGAGACAATTATTTCGATGACGTTCTTCTTCTCGGTTTCCTGGTTGTAGTAATCATCCCGGTAGAGGAAGGCGATTGTATCCGCGTCCTGTTCGATGTTGCCGGACTCTCTAAGATCACTCATCATCGGACGCTTGTCCTGGCGCTGCTCTACGCCCCGGCTTAGCTGGGCTAGGGCAACTACAGGTAAATCATTTTCTCGGGCCATCTGCTTCAAGCTAGAGCTTACATAGCCGACTTCTAGGTTACGATTCGCAAATTCCATACCGCCGTTGATCAGCTGCAGATAGTCAATGTACACAATCATTTCCGGGTACTTCTTCTTCATCCTACGAACTTCTGAACGGATTTCCTGGATGGAGAGTCCCGGCCTATCGTCAATGAAAATGTCCATTTCGCTTAGCTTTGATAAGCCAATCGTGTACTTCTCCCATTCCTCATCGTAAAGCTGGCCTGACTTTATTCGGAATCCATCAATCAAGCACTCCGCTGCAATCATACGGTCATAGAGCTGTAATTCCGGTTGTTCAAGACTGAACATGGCTACCGCAATTCCCTCTTTTCCATTCCTCACCATGTTGCATAAGGCTGCTGCCGTCTTCCCTACGGATGGCCGGGCGGCAATAATGTTTAGCGTCTGCTTTTGCCATTTGCCGATGAGTTTGTCCATGTCGGTTCCTATCGTGCTGATTCCAAGGGGTTTACCGTTGTACTTCTTGTCATTCAAGGAATCGTAGTGAGCCATTAGTCCAGGCTTGATATGTTTTAAGCCGCCCTTGCGGTGCGATTGATCCATGATTCTTTCGCCGACTAAGATAATTTCTGAAGCGAATTTCCGGGGCTGGTCAAAGCCTCCGTTGTAAATTTCCTTGATATCCGCCATGCCGGTGCGAAGAAGGTATTTTTCCTTGATGATCTGCTCATGACTTTGAAAGAGTCCAACGGTTGGTGAGGATCTGCTGAGTTTAAGAAGGTATTCGTTTCCCCCTACGTTCTGGATCGAATCCCCCAAAATCATTGTCAGTGATACGAAATCAATCTTCCGTTCCTGGTCACGAAGCTTTAACATGGCTGACATGATTCGCTGATGATCTTCGTTGTAAAAGTATTCCTGTCTTAAGATCGATTCGTATATCAAGTCGTTCGAGACTAGAAGAGCGCCTAGCGCCGCCTGTTCCGCTTCTAAGCTGTAGTAGTTCATTCCTCTTCCTTCTCCCTGTGCTTCTTGATGATGTCGTGCATCCAGTCTTCACGTGTCATACCAGCTCGTTCCCAAGGAGGTGTTCCTGGGATGTTCGCCGCCAATTGCTCCCGTTCTTCAAGCTTGGCCCGAGTGCGCTCCTTGTCCCTCCTAGCCTCTACGTCAGCGTTAGGTTTGATAATGTCGTATAAGGCAGGAGGCCACTTGTTGTCGCGCTTATACTCATTCACATTGGCCCATACCGTTTCGGCATCCTCCGTTTCTAAATCATCTACCCAACTCTCGGCTATACCGGCATCCACTTTCCAGTTCGGATAACTGGCTGCAAGTTTTTTAAAAACCTTTTTCGCTTCTTCCCTGTCCATGTAGGCCCTCCTACAGCTTGTCTATAAAATCCAGTCGTCCGTTCAGTTCCTGTGTTTCTGGATTCACATCAGGCATTTTCCCGCCCAGGTAATCTTTATAAGTTCCGGCATTCAAGTAGGTTGTCGGCATTTTTGCAAAAGTTCCGTCCTTGCCGATTGCATTAGTGTCTTTTGCGTAAAGCTCAGTGCATCGAATAAGATTCTCACGCTCAGAAGCCTTAATCTTCTTTTTCCAAATGGCATAGGCCCTTGCCTTGTCTCTTCGCCTTACTTTAGGAAACACATCCCAAAATCGTTCGAATTCAGGATGAGAATCATCAACGTGTGATTCTGCCGGAGGCGGATCAACACATATGTTTTGATCTTTATTATTTACTTTACTTTCCTTTACTTTCCTTTGTGTACCTTTCTCAGGGTAAAATACCTCTGTATTGTTGTTTTCCCCTGAGATAACCCCATTATCTGTAATGTTTTCTTCTGGGATAACCTCTATTTCGTCATTTTTCCCTTTCTTTTTCCGCCACTTGCTGCGCATGTTTTCGACTTCATCATGTCGTTTTTTTATGCCTAAACTTGTGATACACTTATGTGTTTCGTAGTAAATTGGATCAAATAACCCTATTTCAAATGATGCCTCAAGCATGGGAATAAATTGATCCTGGACTATCCCCAACTTCTTAATTAAGGCAGTCCTAACGGTAAAACTGGACACATCCAGTCCCCCGTTTCCACTTCGGTATATTCGTTCCAGAAGGATGAAATAGAAGGCGTAGCCATCATTACCAAATAAGGCACGCATGGCCTCTATTTTCTCGTCATTTACTGCGTCTGTGTCATGAGGGAAATATTCCATGCCCTCCTTTTTGGGTCTAGCCACACCATTCAACCCCTTATTTATTCACTGAATTCAAATTAGGCCGATCTCTAGAGCGTGACCATTCTTTAAACATAATTCTATAAACTCCAGAAATTCTTCTTTATTATCAAAGGTAAAATTAGGATTGTAACCCGTGTTAACTCCGTCTTTTCTTAATATAAAAACGGTATACTTCATTATTTCAGCCCTCCAAATGCTGTTTGTAAAAGATTCATAAATAATTTCTTATTTCTGTACCTCCAGATCAGCTGTGCGTGGAAATCTTCGCGCTGGCTTCTGGTACTGTTGCTGTCATTAAGAACCTCTAGGAGCCTCATAGAGACTTCTCCGGGTTCCCCTGACCAATCGAACGCAATATGATGAAAAACGCCTCTGTAGTCAGATGTAGGCCGTATAGGGTTACATCTGAGGAAGTAGGAAAGTGTTGTGCACTGCTGGACAGACTTTCTCATCAAGAGAAAATTTTCAGTCATCCCTTCGCCTCCCCGAACACCGCTCTCAGGAACTTCTCTTCGGCTTCCCTGCCCTCCGGCACACGCCATACCAGCTGTAGAAGGATCGCATTCACCATAGAAGCTCCAATGACCTCAGTGAAGCCGTGAAGTTTGTTAATGAAAGACGCTTGGTCAGTATGATGCATAGACCAATCAAATTTGAGGTAATGATAGGCCCCTTCAAAGAGATTGTCTGGATGGCGCTTGAAACCACGGGACAACATTTCTTTATCCAGATGTACAAAGGGAACCCGTTCCCATCCTTTGAAGACATTACGCCGAGGGTCTGCGAACCACTCCGCATAACCATAGTCACAATTGGTCACCTGAGCCGTAATCATAGGCTCATATGGCGTTTCCATGGCTACCCATGGCGGGATATTACTCCAGACAAGCAAGCTCTCTCCTGGACGAGCGTACAGCCCGTGGATAACCTCTTCTGCAACGGGTAGGAGTAGCTTCCAGACACGTTCCCTATCCTCAGCTTGGTAATTGTGGATTTCTAATTTAAGAGCAGCCAGTAAGCCGCTCACGCCCTCTTGATGGATGATCATCCCCATAGTGGATTGCAACCGTTCCTTGGAAGACTTAGCGATAACACATTGACCACCGAAGTTAACTGTATAAAATGCAAAGGCGTATCTTGGCTGAGTAGAAGTACTCATACAGCAGCACCTTCCTTTTTAGCTTGAACTACGGCCACGAAATCGGCGTACTGGTGCTCAAGTTGGCAAGCTTCAATGAACTGGTGCTGCAAGGATGAGACACGGCGCATGTGGGCGAACATATCGTTTTTATTATCTTGCAACTCCTGCAGCTTCGCACTCAGCTCACAGACCTGATGCTCCAGCATAATTTCATATGCTTTAACACGGCGTTGCTTCCGGCGCTTTTCGTTGGAAGGCAGACGCAAGAACATTTTACGGATGAATGATTTCATGATTACACGCTCCTATTTTATGGGAGCAATATTGACGTATGTAATGAAAAAGTAGTATAATTACGTCATATAGCTCCATTCATATTTAAATTTAGATCGTCTTAACGTGACCCCGCCAAGGTATCCGCGTTAAGGCGATTTTTCGTTTTGCTGGGTGTTTCAGCTGAAAACGTATCCTGCATGGTCTCTTCCAGTTCCATCAGCTTTACTACAGCCTTTCTGAGATTGCCCGCAGCCTCTTCTTTAGTACAGGCGCTTGGTGCCTCCAGCTCAAAAATTGTATACATTAGGTAAGTTTTAATTTCCGACAGGTTTGAAAGATCCAATAGATTAATCTCTCTCACTTTACCGCGCCTCCTTCATAGTAGCCTCATGTTCATTGATTAGAGCGCCGGTATAGTTGTCCTCGTGCTCAATCACCAATAGCAGAAGCCCTTTTAATTCCTTGATGGCATTTTCTTTGGTATACGTTTCGTCCTCACGCAAACTGCGGATAGTCCGAATGACTCCAAGTTTGATTTCAGCAATGGTTTGGTAGTTGTCGAAATCAACCTCTTCTGGTGCCGCTACTGGTTGTATGGTGTTATTCATGGGCAGTGTCCACCACCTTGAGATTAAGTTTGTTTGGAGTCACATTAACTACATCACCGTACTCATCGAAGTCTGCTGTGTACGTCTGTAGTGGCTTTCCTGTGATATCTTCCAGGAGGGCAAACGAGTCTATCATGTCTTCGCCAGTTTCAGCCTTGTATTGGTTCATCACAGAAAACATATGATTCATAAAGATATCCATAAGATAGCTATCTTTGTCATGCTCAATTTTTTCGATGAATATCAAATCCTTGAAAGCTTCAAAATCAATATTTTCCGGCATTTCTGCATATTGTTCGGAAAACGGCTTAACGTGTGAACCATCCCAATAATTCAATTCTTTGTTCAAGGTGATGACTTGCAGAAGATCATCCCGCTTTATAAATGGAACTGTTCTGAATACTCCTTCGATTTGCATCATGAAATCCGCATCACTCCCAGCCAGAGGCTTTTCTGTGATCTCCTTGAATCGATCCCAATAGTCGGTTGTACTGAAGATTAAATTGGAAACCATGTCCGAATGATCTGTTTTCGAAAACTCTTTCGCCATTTTGCACATTTCCTTCAATTCATCCCGCAGCGTATTAATAGGTTTACTCGCTTCGTGGAATTTTCTTTTAAGGGCATTTCTCTTGCGACCATAGATTCTAAGAGCGACAAAAACATTCATAGGTCCATACGAAGGAATGCAGAGCATCTTATCAAGGTCGAAATTGTCTCCTAAGCCTTCCCTAACTTCTTCAACTCCCTCTGGAGTCAATCCCCGTACATAGAATGTGCCAGCCACTTCTCCGATCTTCACATTGAGACCAAGAAGGTCATAATCTAATTGGTTACGCAACAATTGGAACTCTCTCAGTTGTTCATTCGCTTCCGTCAGCCAAGTGTTTAATTTGTTCTTAAGCTCAAATTTGTTCATGTACACGTTCCTTTCGAATAATATTTTTAACAATGATTGCATGTTGCCGGGGGTAGTTGAACCAGATACGGGCCAGATGTTCAAGAGTCATAAGCGCCGCTCTCCCTTCGCTTTTGCAAATAAACCAACCAGTATTGTGTGGAATTTATCCAGAACTCCCATACGGACCATTATGGTGATCCCTGACACCTTACTTTTGAGTGTTTTTTCAGCATAGGGCTTTCCTGTTTCTACAATACGTTGATCGTTCAGTCGCTTCCGTTCGTTCTCTACGACACGAGGAACGTCAATTCCATGCTGATCCAACATAATTCCATAAATCAGGTTGTACACTTCTCTGTGGTCGAGACGTACCCAGCGGACATAGTCATTCAAAAGGTCGACCACTTTGGATTGATCCGGTACCGCTGTAAGGTTGTCGGTCAGGGTATTAAGGCCTTCTTGTAAACCGGATACTTCTTGTCTCAACAAGCCTTGTTCTCTTTCGAGTGCTTGATTTTTCAAATGTGATCTAGCAAGCCCATCCCATAATTGCTTGAACATCTGCATTTCTGGCGGGAGTTGAGAAACATCAATGATTTGGGAATTGTATCGTTCCTCAATTGCTATGAAATGCTTTCTCGCTTGGCTACCCCGATCATTGTTCTCCAACATACTGAGTTCTTTTGCCATGCCTATCGACAAACTATAGTCATGCCGAGTTACATTCTGACGTTCCCCCGTTTTGGTGAGCGTTACTACATAGTCGATGTTTTCAATAAAACGGTACTGTTCAATGCGATTCTTAATCCAACTGGTGAAGTCCCGACCAACTAAAAGAAATGAGTGCAGTTCCCTTCCATCAACTTCTTTTTTCCCAGTGTGATTTTCATAAATCGGGATCAGTTCACTCGCAATCAGTCTGCGTTCGATCCGACTTTCGATTTCGTTATCGCTCATTTCATCACACCTCTCTTAATGCAATAGACTAAAAAGTCTTATACATTATTTTGCTATGTTTGATCAAAAGCGACCAACCCTTACAACTATTTTTTTTCACGTTCATTAACCCAGCCAATTATTTCTTCTTCTTGAAGGTGGCCCGAGTGAATCATCATGTCTACGTAAGAACAATTCAAAGCATCTGCAAATTTGCGAAGAACGCCTGGACCAAGAACACCCTTACGTCCTTTCTCTGCGTGATACACATATGAAATGTGTAAATCCATTCTCTGAGCAACCTCTTCGGCAGAAATCCCCTTCACCTTACGTAGATGCCTTAGATATTCACCGAATAACTGAGACAAGGTTCATCTCTCCTTTCTCTACTTCTAACATCCTGAATCGGAATGTTAGAATTTCAATTATGGCGAATCGCCATATTAGACACTCGTACCTTCTGAACCAAAATGTCTGAAAACGCAATATTGCGTTTTCTATACGGACAGTATTCATACCCGTCAATCTGACGGATGTAGAGTATAAAACTCTATGATGTGGTTATGATGGCTGATAAAGTTATCTCGGCTGTTCATCTAGCCATAATTCTAAAAACTTTCGAGTCTCCTTCGCAGGAAAAAACCATTTAGTCCCGATTTTCCGTTTTGGAAATCTAGAATCAAAAAAGAATTGCTCTTGAATAAAATTCCAACTCATACATGTTCGCTTTTTAAGTTCGTTCGTATCCCAAAACACATGCTCAGTATCCACTTCTTTAACTATATTTTCTATTCGCTCTAGCAAAATTTTTCTAACTTGTGATTCGTTTATACTTAAATCCAAAATTTTTTCCATTTCCCACCTCTGAAAGGTATTTAAAATACCATTTCTACTTTTAAAAAAACCACACTTGTCTATGCGTGGTATTGACAATACCTTATCATATAAGTATACTTAAATAAAGGTATTATAAATACCTTTATTGCTAAAAAATTTCTTCTGCCCTACTGTTAAGCACTGAACATATGCTCTGCATTAAAGTAAAACTAGGATTTACTCTTCCATATTCTAAACTCTTAATTTGTTCCAAGGAAACGCCCACTTTGTTGGCGAGCTTAGCTTGAGTTAAACCTTTTTCCAGTCGTTTATCGCGCAATCTTTCTCGTTTCCTTGCTAATGCTTCACTCACTAATTTCACCTCATTTCGTGTATTTGTATTTTGATTATAAATGGTATTTAAAATACCGTCAAGTATTTTAAATACCGTTTGAAATAATATTTCGGAGGTTTTACCATGTCGTTAGGTTCGCGGATAAGAAACAGAAGAAAGCAATTAGGTTTATCTCAACAACAAGTAGCAGAACAGTTAGGGATGGGTCGCTCTAATTTTGGACATATAGAAAACGACAGAGTCATCCCTTCTAGTACAGACCTCGAAAAGATTGCTGATATTCTAACAACAACCCCTAATACGTTACTTGGCATGCAAATTGAACTCCTTACTCAATCAGTATCATCTAGAGATATAGCTGACCTCAAGAAAATTCTTGAAGAAGGTCAACCGATACTATTTGATGGAGCCCCAATCGTTGGTGAAAAACGTCAACGTGTAATTGACATTCTGTCCGGTCTATTTTGGGAAACAAAGGAAAAAGAGCAAGACAAGTCTGAAGAGTGAAAGATAATGATCATTAGTCAAGGGAGAAACATGCAGTCAATACCGCCGCATGGCGGTTTTATATACCCCTTATAGGGAACAAATGTTCTTACGGAGGAATAAAATGGCGACATTCAGGAAATTAAAAAGCGGTAATTGGCAAGCTCGTGTTTCAAAGGATGGCGAAGAATTTAGCATAGGCACATTCCGCACAAAAAAAGAAGCTGAGATTGAGGCCGGGAAAGTCGAAGAAAGAATATATTACGGCCAGACACTAAATGATCGTAACATGCTATTTGAAGAGGTGGCCAAGCAGTGGATAGAACATAAAAGTTCCAATTTGAAGGATTCGACTTTCGCACAGGTAGAAGTCATCATTCGGCTGCACATCCTCCCGTATTTTGGCAAAAAAAAGATAATGGCTATACGCCGTGCTGAAATTAAAAAGTGGATACAAGGTTATGTTGATAAGAAAGACAAAAAAGGAGAACCCGAGTATTCATTCGGCTCCTGTCTAAAGTATCTCTCAGTAATGAAAAGCATTTTACACTATGCCGTATATGAACTTGAGGTGCTTGAAAAAAATCCGGCAGATAAATTAAAGGTTCCCGTTAAAGATTCAACTGAAAAGAAAGAAGAGGTGAAATATTTTACTTTAGTGGAGTTGAACAAATTACTCGATTATATGAAGGGTTACAAACATCAACGTTTCGAGGATTATCCTATCTATTACACACTCATGTATTTTTTAAGCCAGTCAGGATTACGGATCAGCGAAGCATTGGCACTAAGATGGACCGATCTAAAAGGCGATAAAATAACTATTGAAAGACAGACAAGTAGAGATAATAATAACAATCTCAAACTAACAACATTAAAAAATACATCATCATACCGCACAATCCGTTTGGACGAAGATGTGGTAAATGCATTAAAAGAATTCAAAGTGATCCAAGAAAAATTTATTCAGGAATACGATACTTTCCATGCTAATAAAGACAACATTATTTTCCATAATTATCTAGGTAATTATTTGACTCCGGCAACCACTCGCGAGTCAATTCAGAGATACTGTACCGAGGCAGGAGTCAAATACAAAGGAACACACGTATTCCGGCATACTCACGCAGTTTTACTCCTTGAATCAGGCGCAAGTCTTGTGTTTGTATCCAAGCGACTGGGTCACAAAACAATAAAAACTACAGCCGACACTTACTTGTCTATAACGCAAAAAATAGAAGAAGACGAACTTGATAAGTTCGCCTCCTACACTAAAAGAAAATCCGAATCGGCACAAAATCGGCACGATGATAAAATCCCCTCAGAACAACTCCCCGAAAACCCTGATTTATCAAGGGTTCCGCAGGTTTAGCCTATACTGCCTTCCATCTCGAATTTGATGGACTACGTTTATCACAGTATATATTATAATAGAAGGAACAGCTTATTACAGCGGTTTCTTCTATTATACCTCTCATGCTATATCACAGCTTTTCGTGTTATATCGGCACGAAATCGGCACGCTTTGCGTATGTTATATTTCATTAATAATATTCACCAAATAATTAGCTGATGGCGTGATTACAGATACTTCTACTGGTACTTTTATGCCCTCAGACGAAACGACAGTTGCTGATAGTAAATAAATAAGATCTAAGCTTAAATCCCAAGGTATTTTAATTTTGTGTTTTTCCATTTACTAAGCTCCCTAGTAGTAGTAATGACAATGATCGCGGATCTAATGCATCAGTAATACGTTCAAAACTTTTCCGCATTAGGTGGTACATTAAAAATGAAATTTTTATATTTGCTTTCTCGGGGGTGCGTCTGCCAGGACGCGCCCTTTTTCTATGTTGCTAAACATGATATAATACCAGCGAAATAGATCACCTCTCTCATAGGAGGAAACAATGGCACTCCATCAAGGGAGCTGCCTGCTGCCAGGTATTCGTAAATCTCGGAAAAAGACACAAGCACAGGTTTGTGCTGCCCTTAAGAAGGAATGCGGGGTTGAAATATCCCCTTCCTACTTCTCAAAGATTGAGAAGGGCATCGCACCTCTAACTACCCTACAAGCCAGGGCAATATGCATTGTGCTTGCTTGTGCCGAGGAACAACTTTACGATTATAAGCAAGACTAGGCAGCGGGCTGGAGCAGTTGTGCTCCCCCATGATGCGAATTTGAATAATGCACGAAACAACTAAAAAAGTCAATAATGTTTCAACGGTTGATAACATTTCTAATTTAACTCCATTTATAGTAAAATGTATAGTTTAACTCGCATCCTTAAACGGGATATTCGACACCATAATTCGACACACACAATACCTAATGTGTGTTATACTGGTAGTTTCGCAAACAAAAAGCGACCTTTTATACATGAGGTCGCTTTTTTGTTACGCGTATTCAATGGTGTGCGAAGCTTTTCTTTTAATTACTTTAATGCGATCTTCAGCAAATGGACAAAATTTCCCTTTTCTATCATTTGAAAAATAAGCCCGATAAAAAAACTTGTCCACTGACTGTATCGCATCTACGTTGATAACCCCTATCCTATCAGCGCGAATGAAATTGTATCCATTAAGCTTAAAAAGGTCCAACCAGTATACTAATGTGCCTACGGTATAGTAAGTGTTTGACTCAGTATGCACAATAATTCTTTTCGCGGAGCGTAGATATTCAATAAATAAAATCTGATTAATAGAAATAGAGGTTAACCCACCGCCGTTGATTTCTTCTGTCACTGATATTGTCTGCATAAGTACCTCCACTACAGCAATTCTTCAGGCACTTCCCCTTCATATACATATAAAAGGCTTGCTGTGCCAAGCGATCCTAGAGCAACAACTGACAACAATGTTGCAACCAAAGATAGAGCGCGACGTTTCATTATTCATTTCACCCCCTTCCAAGAAATTAACGTAAGACCTTGAACCAAGAAGCACATAGTTAGTGTTGTTGATTGAAATAAAAAGCCACTGGACACAACTACTACAGATAGTATTTTTAATAAAGGGTAATATTTTCTCGGTATACGGTTTTGCCGTCTAATTCTAGCTGGCGCATATACCAAATATAAAATCACGCTCACTACATTGAAGATATGAATGTATAGTAGATCCAGTTGCATCAGGGAAAGTATTGTGAATGTAGTCGTTGTAGCCAAAACACACTTCATCCCTGATTTCAAATGAATGCCTCCGGAAATCTGCCTTATAGAGGCAAAAACAATCAGTAAAATTAATGTTTCCTTAGTCCTGCCCGTTATAAATGATATAAGCAGTGTTCCTAATATGATGAACGCTGTGTTAAGAACAATAGCGAGAGAATACTTAAGTACTGCCACTGAAGCCTTATGATCGGGAATGTTTCGTTTAATCTTCTCTGCCAAACTTAAAGCTAAGTCCTCAATCATCTTCTCTCTCCCTTTTAAAAGAGTAGTGCAAGAAAAACATGGAAAGCAGGAAAAAGACAAGGATATTCGTATAGATTTCTTTGTAGTAGAGCAGGACAGATATGCCTAATAAGAAGCCAATAATAATTATAGTAAGCACTATATCTTCAGACTTAAATCGTAATTTCTCAAATTCAAAATTGAATCCCTTACCCATATGATAGAGAAAATAAGCTCCGACTATAAGAACAGCAGCGCTAAGCACCTGTAGCAAATACCCATTTGCGAGACTGCCATCTATCGCACTGATCGACCCAAAAAATATTAGGACAATACAAGTCTGCGTCACAGCAAAAATTGCATACCCGGCGATTGTGGCAAGTAATGAAAATATCAGTGGAAGCTTTACCACAACTGTAAAGAAAATTGTAAATAACATAATGCTGATTAAAGGAGCAACGTTTGCCATGGATAAATCATTTCTCAAAAAGTAACTTTGAAGGTTCATCAAAAGAATGAAAAACAGAACTTGCCAGGCATACCAGCTCCACTTAAACCTAAACAAACACATTATTAAAAAGTACATAGAGAAAGCCTCGATTGTTGAAAAAAACATAAAGCCTACCGGTTCCAACGACAACATGCAACACCGCCTGACATAATTTTCATTCAATAGGTTAATTATATAACTGCTCCAGGTATATCGTATACTACTTATTTACTATGAAGTAGGCCTATCAGGCGGCGATATCTCAGTGTCTCTTCGACACCCTCCCGGTGGTCCGTAATTCTTCCATTTGAACTCGGATTTCTTCCTTCCAAATCAGGTCATTTGTTTGATTAGCCAGCCGATTTAATTGTTGCAGCCGAGCGACTTCCCAAAGATAATTAGAGTTTGCTTTAAGGCAGATGTACTTTTCATCTTCTTCCGACTCGGTTAATGGCCGTTTAAGCTCTATAGTCCACAGTTCAGCAAGTCGATCATGAGCATACAACATATCTATCACTCCTATACATGTGAGGGCGCGCGCTGCCCTCTAATGGCGGTTTCCGCGACCATCCCGGCATAATTCGTCCGGTAGGTTTCGACCAGCCCCGCAGCCGGTCCAAGGCGCTCTCAGCGCTCATCAGGCGGATTAAGTTACCATGCTGCTATCAGGTCCTTCACTGACATTGTTTTAGCTTTCCCGTATTCGCATTTTTCGAGAATGTGGATAGCATCCACAAGGGCTTTACACGTTCCGTATGATGGGCAATCTGACAGTTTCTTGTAGCCACCCTTGCCGTTCATCCATTCTCCACGGAGCCAATCCAGTTCCGGTGATAGAAATTGACTCAGGGCATTGATTGCATGATCCATGTCATTTCCCCGTTTCCTTAAGCGTTTCTAGTGCCGTTAAAATGATTTCAATATCTCGGAGTTTCTTGAAAGGTGATCCGTCACCAGTGACGACTGCTTCGATTAGCCCGACTGCCGCAGGATAACGATACCGTTCGCCTTCCTTGGCTATTTGTGCTGCTCTGCGCCTAACTTCTTCACGATCCATTTTCCGCATTTCCTCCTTTAGAGAGGCCGTAGCCCCGCATGGTTCAATTCATCAGCAATGCGCAGCTATTCGCACACTTTCCTTACACATGTTCTCGGCATGTGCCAAGGGTGGGATATGCCCTCCACATACACGCTAATAAAGTATCCTGTCTTCATAATCCGCTGTACGACACGCACTTGCTCATATTCTTTATGGACGGAAACATATCTAACCTTATCCCCGATAACAACTCTTTTCCCGTCCATATCTTTGAATGAATTAACCTCAGTCAATTCGTTCACCTCCCTTGGCCGTAGCCCCACGTTATTAGCCTACCAGCACACCAAGTGCCTTCAGCTGCCGCCGATACCCGTTAGCGCGACCAACCAGGCCGATAACCTCGGAGTCCAGTTCCGTCTTTCCTGCTGCCTTGTAGCAAGCAGCCAACTCCATGCAGTTTGTGAAGAGTTCCTGTAGTAGCGTGACTTCGCGATTTATTAACTCTTGCTCAGTACGAGTTTGCTTCATTCCCTTATCCCTCCTGCGTATTAGTTAATAGCAACTTTGTATATTTAGTTGATTAATATGATCAACTTCCTATACACAATATATTATATCCAAGTCATCATGTCAAGCATAATGTTCAATATGTTGAACATTATGCTTATCTTTGGTATCATGTTATTCAGGAGGGTTGTCCATGATAATAAATCATTTGAGCGAGATAATGGGGCGCAAAAGATTAAAAGTAACTGATGTTGTAAAGCATACTGGCCTTGCAAGAAATACAGTCACCGAAATATTTCACGCTCGATCTAAGCGTGTTGATATGGAAACATTGGATAAGTTGTGTGCGTTCCTTGGCGTAAGCGTTGGAGATATATTTGAGCATGTTGAAGAAAGTGAAAAAGAGCCGCCACAGGGATAACCTTGACGGCTCTTTTGTTTGGTCAGGAAAATTTTCCTTAACCTATTACGTTTATTGTTCAAATAGATTACTTTTGCATTATGTGATTCAATAGAAGTGCAGGGTATTTTGTTTATTTGGAGTGAAACCATCATGGAGAGACAGATAGATGTAGAATTTCCGCTGAAAGAGTATTTCAGTATCCCGTTGCACCTTCACCGTAAGGATATAGCTTGTATTCGTGCTGTATCCAATCCTGAGGAACTCGGACCAAACTTATCAGTAATAATTAACGCTTTGCGTTCAAAGGGCTATAGAGACCTGTCGAGCGTCTTAAACTCTTCATGGAAAGAGCTGTATCAAGTGAGGTTGATTGGGTACAAAAGGCAGATTCTTCTTTTGGAGTTGTTGGAACGGATTTCTGCTGATCCAGAAGTAATTTCAAATTATAAGATTGCCCCAAGGGTCACAAAGCGTAGCAAGAAAAAAATGGCTGAACTTGAGTTGAAGAGAATAATAAAACGATATAGAAAGACTCCTGAGGAATTATTGAAGGAAGAGGAACTTGCTGCTAAGGAAGTTCGATTGCAGGAGATAAAGGATAAGTTGCGTAAATTGGGGTTGATACAATAAAAAATACCCATACAGTATCGCGGTCTGTATGGGTATTTTTGAAGCGTCTTATTCGTCAAATCCCTTTTTAGTCTGTTTGACCAGCTGATTTCCATACACAGACACTGCCCCGCACAAGATCCCTTGCAAGACGCTATCTGGGCTCAAACCCAGCATGAGGCAAACAACCACAATTGCAACCAGCGTGACAATGTAAATAATAGTCCAGTCCGGAACACGCGGCGTCTGCTTGAGTATGTACCCGATCACCCAGCAAACAGTAAGCACCAACAGCAGCTCCGGCTTGATAAAGCTCGATACAGCGTTCCATTCCATTCAAATCACCCTTTCGATTTTATGACCAAGCTAATAATTGCCAGCAGTACAGCACCGATAATTGTAGTACCCACCCAGTTCACCAACTTATCGAGCCGGTCAATTCTTAGGTGCGCCGATTTCGTTGAATTAAGCGCTTCGATCGCCGTCTCTTTAACGTCAATCATGGCATCCAACTTTTCCTCAATGTTGTCAATTTTAGTTTCCACTCTGGTTAATCTTTGCAACGTTTCAACCTGTGCGTCTTCCACTCTCGTCCCCCCCAATTTTAGATCAATTCTCTTTTTCTGATTCCTTTCTTCTAACTTTGTCTCAATGCATATCTCTTTGTTTGAAATGATAGTCCCTGCAGGAATTGTGATATTTCATCCAATACATATGATAAGCTTTCCAAATTGCTTGCAGCATTTTACCGTTCCTTCCGTAACGAAATAAAGGCCCCTCCATAGGAGAGACCTTCTTAGTTATAGGATATATCTGTTTGACCGCATTTAAACGACAGTTTTAGTGCGATTATTAGCTATTCGCCGAGTTGTGCTTTTATATCTGCGATAATCATTTCTGTTGTTGTAATTCGTGCCTGTAGATCTACAATGAAATTCTTTAATTCGGTTATATTTGATGATTCAGAATTTGCTTCAATTTCCGTCTCAGTCTGTGCGATTACTTCGCGGTATTTAATAAGAGCACTTTCTCCAACATCAAGTTTGCTTCGCAAGGTTTCTTTTTCATCTTCGGTTAATACTCTCTTAGTTATCATCTCCACTTTTGAATCCCCTACTGTAACCTTAGCATTACTTTCCATAATTATTGTCTTCCCCTCTACAGTCAGTCCCGTTCCTGTCGCCTCAGACAAAGCGCGTACTGGTACGTATGCTGATCCGTTTATAATAACTGCGTCTGCAATCTTTGTCCCGTTTTGTTGTACAGAGAACAACCCTGTAACTTTAGCGCCTAATAATGAAGTGTTAGCTGCGTATCCAATTGAACTTCCAAACAGAAATGTAGCCACTACGAATCCGACAATTTTCTTCAAACTACTAACCTCCCGAATATTTTAGTATCCTAATTATATCCAAGAGGTTTGTGACATGAAAGATAATTATGAAACCCCGTATGTTCCTCCGCCGCTGTTTAGGTTATCGGGGTTTCCGTGATTATGATTAGGTATAGTTACGCTATGGGAATGACTTATATCCGCTTTTCCAGCTATAGCTGCCCATATTGCATCAAGTTCCGATGCTGTAACGATTCGGTTTCCTGGCGAGGAAGAACCGACATATGCATAGAATCCCGGTTGGAGAATTACATCAAACGCACCTTTAACGACCGCATTCAATCCTGCATCAATTCGAACATCATTGGCCCCACGCATTTTAAATTCCTTTGTTCCAGATCCTGCGAATGATAGGAATGCCTCGTAAATACCAGGATCGACAAATTCCATTCGTCTATCATTTACAGCTCCTGCCAGTCCCATATACAAGTTATTCCCTACACGTGCATCCCTGGTGACATTGATATCTGTATCTGCTGTAATATCTCCACCGATGATATGACTAGCTCTTATGGTTGAAGAGATCACTTCACTGTTCTCCACTTCACCAGTCAATTTTATTGAGCGTGCAACCACGTTTCCTTTCATATCAACGCGGAATAATGCTGCATCAAATTCAGCATTGCCAGCTGCTAATCCTTTATAATTCAGGATGACAATATCGTTGCCTGATCCCGCACTTAAAGACTCGAAATTACCAATCTTCCCAATAATCCGTTCCCCTAAGATCCCATCCGCTGTAATTGCCGCCCGGATAGTTGCCCATCCATCTGTAGAAATGCCCAGGCCAGCAGCTGTAAGGCGAACCTGCCGCAATGGATCATTCTTATCCTGGGCAAGGATACCGCCTTCCTCCGGGTATTTCAGTTCTGTCTTGGAGTTGTTAATATCGTGGACCGCTTGCTTCGCAAACTCTTCGAATGCACCAGCGCGTATTCTCCCGCCGCTGAAGATCTTTTCTACCGTCTTGACGCTATTCCCCAGGTTGGCAATGATATCCGTGAAATCCTTGATGGCCACATTTGAAATCATAACTTGAGCATGTTTCTCTTTGGTATACGGATACTCTGTCAGATCCATGATCCGGGCAACCATGTTGTTCATTTCCATCTTGGGATCATAACAATAGACGGTATCTCCTAGATCGGGTGCCGGTTCTTCATTATCAATCTTAAAGAGATCTGCTCCATCTACGCTGATTTCAAAATCCGGAATCTCCTTAATTCGAAGGGTCTTCCTGGCAACTTCCAGCAGATCAGCTACAGCCTTTGCTAAATCGTTACTCGGGTCGATATCCTGTTCGATAATCTCGCCGTCAAAGAACGGAACCGAATCACTGGACCAATGATGGACAAAAGGGGAAATCAAGTAATTTACTTGGAGGATGCCGTTCACAATCGCCCCAGGTACGGCCTCCAGCAGCGCCCGCTCCTCGTTTGTGAGGATTGTTGCGGGTTGGCCTATCCATGTCATTCCGTCCTTCATTTGGGCGAACAGACGCGTTGTGATCGCTGTCGTATTGTCCTTGAATTGGTCAGAAACGATATTTTTCTTGAGCCGGTACTGCATCCCTTTGTCTGTGCCGATTTTCTTTTTGAGGTGGATTACAAAGTTATCCGGCTTCATTTCACATCGATACAGATTGATAATGGATTCCAACGCGTCCCTACAATGCCCTGCCCCGAAGTCCTTCACATCCATTAGATCAAATGAATCGTCAATGCTGAAAGTGAACCTGCCCCCGGTAGCCGCCGTAATTCGGTTCGTTAATTCTGAAATATGAACGCCGAAGCCTTCTCTGATGTATGAACCATAAGGAAACTTGAAGTCCGCTAGCTTATGGAAAATATGTCTGCAATAGAAAGAGCACAACAGCTTCAGTCCGTCCCGGATTCTGGATCGAGACTCTATGACATAATATTGACCTCGCTCATCCTGGATGTGACCCTTCAGTTCAAGTTTCTCCTGGTAATCCTCGGAAGTCATAGGTACGGTAAATGTGATTTCATCATCGGAATTGATCTTTCTTTTTCGCTGCACATCATAGGCGGAAACAAGCAGCCCCACTCTAACTAAATTCTTATCCAGTGACTCAAGATACCTTTGATTTGCCATTTTCGCACTCTCCTTTTGGTTAATACAGGTATTTATACCGATATATAAATTCAATTGTGGTGTTAATTAACTCCGCTTGCGCTACGACTTTTGTATTCCCTGGACTTAATTCGAAAAACACTCCGTTGGATCTTCCGTAGACACTCTCCCCATTAAGGCGAACCCTGCACTTTTGAGGGTTACAATCGATCTCCAAAATGTCTGAGGCTCCCGTAGAACCCGAGAAGGTGAAGGTCTGTCCCTTTGCCGTTAACGATAGATTTGTAAAAGCGCCTGTGATGCGAATCAAAGGTTCGGCTGTTTCAGTTCCTTCGTTTTCAACAATCATGGTCTGGCCGCTGGATGTAACCGTGAAATAGGAGGAGCCTTGATATCGATATCCCTCGCCATAGGACACCCCTTCTCCGTACCTTCGAATTTCCGTGGTATGAATCGACTCCGGCCATGGATTGTGCATTTTAATGGGGATCGTCACATTACCATCGAATATGATTTTTTCAATAGGTAGGCTTCCTGCATATCGCCCCATATATCGTTTATCCGGTATATCTGAAAACGTAAAGATAATATCGCCTTTTTTAGCATCAAAAAGAGCCGCCACCAAGGCGACTCTCCGTTGATAATCCAGGGTTGAATCATCGGCCATAAGGACACATTCTAAATCAAATGTCCTTGGCCCGTAAGTGGAACCGAAATCCGTTTCTCCGTCTGCTCCAGCTATAGAGAGGCTGTTCTCAACGGTTGGAGGCAGGACAGGAATATTGTGTTTCACTAGTCCTAGCCCCAAAGATTCGAAAGTTGAACCGTCTGCCGTAGCGATAATCATTTTTGTTGTCTCTCCCCCATTCGGCGTGCTACATTTTCTTTTTCATCCCAGAAGATCCTAGCATCGGAAGCATCTTGAATTGTAACGGGACCTGAGGAAACGCTGTTGTGGTAGGTGTTGTTGTATATGGTTTGGTTTGTTTTAGAATAGTCATTTGATTTTCCGGGTATAGCAAAGTTGAATGATGGCATCGTGAAGTTCAACAATTTGAATAGGTTGCTCTGCTGCCGGTCATTAAGAATGACCTCTCCGGCATGCGCTTCTACCATCGTAGATGCACCGCGCGGACCTTTAACTTCTCCACCCTCTGAAAAGCTTTGAAGTTTCCCGGTATCCTTTACAATGCTATATTTCTTTCGCAGCTCCTCGTTACGCGCTGCAAGTCGGTCCATTTCCGCTTTGTTTTTTACTGCTTTGGCCGCGTCCCAGGCATCCTTATTGGCATTGTATTCAATTAAGTCGCGCTGCTTCTGTGAGACATAAGATGATACACCGGAGGCCGCTGAGCCACTCACAGTAGGCGACAGGGTGGTAATTGCACTCATCTTCCCTTGATAGTCCGCGATGAACTGATCCAGCTGAGCAAGGATCTCCGCATTCTTCTCCGATTCCTTCAGCACTTGGATATTCTTCAAGACCTCAGCGCGGTTTGCGGTGTCTGACGAGAAACTATCAAAAGCCGATATCAGATCCTCATAGTGAGATTTAGCCGTTTCGATATCCTTATCAAAGGCGGACTTTTTCGCGTCCTTTTCGTCCTGGAGGGCTTGTTTCTGTTCTTCAAGGCTACGCTTTGCCAATTCCCGCTCGTGGTCCAATTGCAGCTTTTCAATATCCTTCTGGACCTGCACTCGTTCGGCAATCCCGTCTGGACCAACCGCCGAAGCCAACAGAGCCAGCCGTGCTTGTTTTTCCGATAAGGCCGTGGCAAAGTCCACATCTTCGTTAAGCTCTTGAGTCTTGCTGATTAAATCATCGATTGCTTTAATCTCTGCATCCTTACCGGCTACATAAGCATCCCGTTCAGCTTCGATGGCTTTAATTGCTGCGTCACGGGTAGACTCGATTTTAGTTTTATAGGTCGAAGCCAAGGTGTCAACGGCCTTACCTTCATCCTCAATCAGTTTCTGCCGAAGGGTATACACCTGCTCGTCAGCTTCCATGCGCTCTTCTGAGCCAACCCGGTACATGGCTTGGGTTTTTATCCACTCCTGCAACTCCTGTGCTGTAGTGACCTCTCCCACAGCCTTACGGTGGTTCAAGTCTTTCTGCCAATCCGAATATTGCTGCTCCATCAGAGTTTTCTTTTGCTCGTATATATTCTGCTCCAGAGCAAAACTTTGTTCTGCAGACCGATTCTTATCCGCAAACATACGCTCATAGGCTTGTAGCTCCATGGTGATGATTTCTTTTTTACTTTTTCCGGCCATCTCCATTTTCTTAGCTTCTTTATCGATCCAGTTCGTGGAGTTGGTATAACGAAGCTCATTGTATTGCTTCGTCAGGTCGTATACTTGCTTATCTGCTTCGGCCTTTTGTTCGCCGGTCAGGTAGGCTTTTTTCGATTCTTTGGTGTAAAAATCAAGTGTGGCCTTTACGATCTCGATCTCCTGAAGGTTTGCCTGACGCATTCGTTCGGTTTTCTTATCCAGTCCAGCAACGTCTTCGGTGTACCGCTCATCACTGAGCGCTATGACGTCCCGGCTCCACTGCTTCATAGCATCTTTATCTTCGGCCAAAAAAGCAGCATGCCGCTTCTTCAGGCGTTCGTAACCGGCTGCTTGCTGATCAATGGTCCAGTTCTGGCGTTCCGCGATGTACTTGAAATTGTCCAAATCATTAGCATAGGCTTCTTTACGTGCATCCGCTGCGGTCTTGGCTGCTTTATCAGCTTCGCTCTTCCCGCTACTGCTCTTCTTATCCTTATCGGCGGCTGCGCCAAAGCCAGGATCTTTATATAGCTTACTCAGAGCGTTGATCTTGTCATAGTACCCCTGGGAGTCATATACGAAGCTTTGATATATCGTGTCGATTTCATCCAACTGCGCTTTGTCTTGCGCTGCTTTTGCATCCAGTGCCGCTTGCGCATTTTTCTGGAATGCTGGATTGAAGTTCCGAGCGTCTTCAGGGTCGTTCAAAGTGCTTCCTGCACTGGAAGCAGAAACTTCCGCCTTGACCCCGTTCAACTTCGCTTTCAATTGGGCCAGATCCTTGATTGCTGAAGCCTCAATTCCGTAAGCCTTCAAACGGTCATTGGTCGCGATTTTAGTATTGAACGCCGAGGCTTGTTCAGATTTCAGGTCGTCAATGGCTTTTTGAATCTTTGCTTTTCGCAATAACTCAACAGCGTCCTTCTCAAAGGCCCAGCCATCCGCAGTCTTATATATTTCCGTGGCTAATTGTGGATACTTGAGAATCAATTCAGCTGCATTAGAAGCATTGAGTGACTGTCCATCTGCCAGCTCTTTGAGCAGGCTGTTAACTTCACTTATGGCGGTTCCGTTTCCTTCAATCTGCTCACGCAAATCTGCTAGCTTCTCGTTCATATCCGTTAAACTTTCGGAAGCCGTACCTGCATTGCCGTCAAGTTGATCAATGCCTTCTACTGCCAATTCGGCAATTTGAACATTTACTCCCGCCGATGCATCCTTAAGTTTGTTCTGCTCAACCGTCAATGCCTTGAGCTTTTCGGAGAGTTTTTCAACAGCTGCCACTTGCTGCAAAGCAACTTCAGCATTAAACCCTACATCTTTGGCATTCGCTAACATTTTCTTCGCACTTTCAATTTCGGTTTGTTTGGCTTCCAATTGCTTTTGTATGGAGTCCTTTTGATCTAACAGAACATTTCTCCGGGCTTCATTTTGTTTTTGGATTAAATTATTGAGAGCATTAATCTGAATTTTGACAGCTTCATCGGTGTACTTCGCCGCATCTAATTGTCTTGCTCCTTCATCGCCCAGCGTGATAACCAACGCTTGAGAGACTTCATCCAATTGCTTTTTGACTTTGGCTTGTTTGCCCGCTGAGAGCGTTCCGGAATCCATGGATTGTTGCAAAGAATTATGAGCATTGACCAACTTAGGCAACAGTTCCACTTGCCGCTGATACTGGCTAATCATTTGCTGGCTCGCTGCATCTACGTCTTTCAATTCCTGAATATGATCCCGATCTTCCTTTGCGGCCTTACCTTTCTGGAAGATGTATATGGCTATGGCGCCCGCCAAAAGAGAAAGCCCAGCCGTTGCAGCGGCCATCGTTACTGTTGAAGTCGCTTGTGCCGCTGTCATGGCTACCGTAGCCGCTGTGGCGCCTTCTGTGGCTACTGTCAGAGTACCTTGAGCGACTACCGCCCCCTCGGTTGCAACCGTCCTAGCAACCGTAGACAGTGTCGCTCCTTGCGCGGATACGATGTTCACTTCATTGGCTACCGTACTTGTCGCTACAGCTGCTGTTTCGGCGGTCTTGGCTGCGGTTAGCACTCCAACGGCTGTTACCACATTCATAATCGGTGCTCTTAGCGTCTTGTACGCTAGCAGCAATCCGGCTAACGCCGCCGTTCCCTCGAAGACTCCTGCTGGGACCTTGGTTAATCCGATAAGCAGCTGATCTATCGTATCAAGGACATCTTTAATCGTCTTGCGGAGTCCATCATCACCAGCATTATTGAATATCTCCAGTAAGGAGGCTTTAGTCTGTGCCGCTTTCCGGCTAATCGTATCCATTTGCACCTTGAGATACTCTAACGTGGAGCCAGTAGAGCCGATAGATGATGCCGTTCCCAGGAGGATGTCCCCGGCGTTGAGAGACGCTGCTAACTTCGCATATTGATATACCCCGCGAGAAATATCTGCATACGATTTGGTTAGGTCGTAATTCTTATCGATAACCTTAGTGGACAAATCGATGAGAATATCGTCCGCTCTGCGCCATTGTTCAGTGCCGTCAACAACTTCCTTTGTGGCAACTCCAAGGCTTTCAATTTCAGCAACGGCTTTATCCGTCCGGATCGTACCGAGAACGGTCTTCCACATGTTACCCAGGTTCTCTCCTGATAACGCAGTGTTTCGAATACCGGAAGAGATCAAACCATTCATAACGTCAAAACTAACACCTGTCTCAGCAGCAATCTTCCCTGTCCGTTCAAACGCTGCTCCCAAGTCCTTCGCCGGAGCCATGGTGTCATGAGCCACTTTCGACCAAGAGTCAAGGATACGTCCGCCCATCACAGCGGCATCATTCGCGTTCTCAATCTGTACGCCATACTGTGCAAGTGTAGATTCCATACTCTTTGTAGCGTCTTCAAGGCTCACCAGATCGACTGTGGACAGCATGGTGGACTTCCGCACCATTTCCTGAACAATCTCTGCATCTTTGTACATGCGGCCCCATAGACGCGCTGATTCGGTTACATCAGTAATCTCAGCACCTAAGTCATGTGCGGTATGAATAAATTTGGTTGTTTCCTCATGTAGTAGCTTGGTATTCATCACCGCTTCTTTAGATCCTTCGTTGTACATCAAGAAATACTTTTCGTTCGTCTGTACATAGCCGGCCATGTTGGATTCTATATCAACGAGACCTTCTTTCATGGCTTGCTGTACTTCGTGGATGCCCCTATAGACCGTATTGAATACAATGGCGTGTGCTGCCATCTGCTGCAGTCTGGAAGCCCATGACGAAGTAGTTGTGGACATGTCTCCACTAACACTAGAACCGGAAACCGTACTGGTCTGTTTGGCGGTCTGTTCCATTGCGCGGCGAATCTTCTGCTCTTCCTGAAGAACTCTTTCACGCATTTGCGCTTCTTTGATTTCTCGGGTTCGTAATGCCTTAATCCAAAACTGCTCATATGCTGAGGCATTGGCCCGGGCTTGCTGGCTTTCTGTCTCTCCGAGCTGAACCAACTTGCGCCGGATGGATTGTTCTTGCATTAAGACGCGTTCTCGCGTGCTATCTGCTGAACTGGAACCACTGGCTGTAGTTGTTTTTAATGCGCTGGCCGCTGCTTTGTTTCTCAGTGTCTCCAATCTTAGCTGATGCTCTCGCTCTTGCTGTTCTATGATATCCTCACGGCGCTTTACAATTGCTTGCTGCGCTTGAAGTTTGCTGTCCACGACCTTATTGGTTTGATCCAATTGTTGTTTTTTGGCCTGGATCAGCTCCGTTTGCGCCTTGCGCTGTGCAACCAGCGCGTTCGATTCGGACATGACCTTCTTTTTGCGCTCATCGGAATTCATGACCATTTTATCCATTGACTTTGCCAAATTTACATAGGTCTTTTCAGTTTTGACAAGTTCCGCATTCAATGTCTTGAAGGAGTCGGCGTTCTTCTTTGCGCCTGTATCAATCGTTTTGAATGCTGGCGAAATTTTGGTAATGTCCAGCTTGACTCTTGCACCGACAACATCCTTGTTAATATCTGTCAAAGGTAATTCACCCCTTTATAGTTCAGTAAGGAAATTTTTCCTTAGTGTAGAAACGGAAATAAGGGGTCTCCTTCACTGCGAAGGGACCCCTTATTTCCGAATGTATATATTCACCTATTGAACGCACCCATGATCTGCGCAATTCCACTGCGAGTTAACGTTTGCGGCTCTTCCACTTCGCCGCCATGCAATCGAATCTGCTCTTTCATTTCCTCGTTCATGTCATCAAATATAGCGATCACTTCATACCAGTTATGATCATGCCAAGGTTTGGAAAGTCTTCGGCGTGAGAGGCGACCATAGAGTTCTTCCATGGTAAGGGGTTTGCTTTCTTCCCCCTCCTTCGCCTTTCCTCGACTTTTTCGTTCCGGTCCATTACTTATAGAAGAGAAATCGCTCTACGGCTTCCTCCAGGACCTCCGGAATGAACTCCTCAATTCCTGAGCGCTCAAACCCTTCGATGAACACCATATTGAGGATCTCCGTCCATTTATTAAATGTAGCTTCCTGTTCTTCTCCCTCTTGAAAAACAGCTGCGTGCTTGATCCGCGACAAGCCATCTTTATAGAGCGAGCCGACTTCTTTGATTTGCTTGATACTGCCCACCCGAAGGGTCTTTTTCACATCTGCCGAAAGTTGAATAGATGGGCCAATACCCATAATCAAATCCATTTTTTCTTGTTCCACAATTAATTCCTCCCGAATATTTGAAATAGATATACAGGGGCTGATCGCCCCCATAGGCCCTACGTGGTGATAATGTCAATAACCTTACCGTCAGATCGGTTTGCATCCAGCACAGCCAATTCCAACGTATTAGCCGTTGCATTTTTGCGCTGCTGATCAATAGTGAACGTCCCCAACATTTTCGCCTTATAAATGACGATGGTTACGTCAAACCATTCTTCGGTCGAATCGTCCAGCGCCTTACCGTATGCAACGAATTTGTATGACTTGTTTCGTGTCGTGGTGGTGATGGAAGCCGATGTAGAAGCAACCGAAGTATAACTCCCAAACACACGAACGTCTTTACCTACAAGCGTTGCATCCCCAAGTGTAATGATCCCTGCCGCAATCGTGTACTGTAAGGCCGTAGGTGTTGCGGAAACCCGCTCCAGTTGCTTCCCTGCGGCGGTGTGGTCTTTAGACACAACGATAACCTTGTCTGTTTCAGCCACTAATACAGCTGCTTTGGAAGGAGTTACGGTTCCTCCAGCCGCTACCGTCAGCTTCTCAAAGAAAGGTACGGCAACGGACCCAGTTGCGAGTTCTGCTCCAGTTGCCGCCAGCAGCATATTGAAGTCTAACTCTGCGTTTTCTAACTGAATGCCAGACTCCGCATCTTGTTCAGTCAAGTGGAATGCGTATTTGCTTGCACCGCCGTATACGCGATTCTGTTTAGCATCAATGGAAAGTGTCATTTTTGTCAGTCGCTCAAAGAATGCAACTGGATTGTCACTTTCATCAAACAATGCTGCGTTCGAAATGTCGTCTACAACCCATTGTTTTGTGGATAATGCCATGTATAAGTCCCTCCTTGGGATATAAAAAAACCTAACCGTTTAAGATTTCGGTTAGGCGCTTGTCGATCTGCTGAATTCGCTGATATTCTTCAGTTGTTTGGAATCCTTCAATGGGATTAAAGGATTCCCATATTCCGAGTTTCTTGGCAAGGTTGATCTTCTCTTTAATCAGCTTGTCTTGCTCGGTAGGTTCTTCTTTGACGGTTTTAATGGTCACGCCTCACACCTCCAATTCCTGAGCCACACGTTTGAATTGTTCTCCAATCCGCTTTAATGATTCTGCGGTTCGTTTTGCTGCGTTTTCTATAGCTATTGCATACTCTTGCATGCCTTCCACCTCACTTTCTAACATAGTCCACATCATAGATGGCCTTATACCCCTTAAGGTCCTTTATGCCGGTTGCAAAGTCGGTGTCATAGGCTAAATGACACCGGAAGGATTGGAACCCTTGGAACGAGAGGTATTTGTCGTGGAATATCTGAAAGGCTCTCTCTGCTATCCCCCTGGCATCATTGGAACGCTTGGCGTAAATATCCAAGCAATACTTACCTTCGTACACCAAATGATTTCGTCCGTATCGTCCGGGCATGGTGTAAATCTGCACCTGAGGGATGTTCTTGTCTGAAACCACAACGTCCGGTTCTAGCCCTTTTACCAGCTTACCCGCCTTAACCTCTGGAGACGCTACGGAATCAAGTCCAAGCAGCGTCATGAATGCAGCATCGCGCTCCAGTAAATAGTACACAGCATCAATTATCGCTTGGCTCAATCCCTCACCTCCTTGAAGTATTTATGATATGGAAACTCTTCCAGGACACGCGCAACGCCCTGTAGAATGCGGTCACGATTGGACTGTATGGCAATTCGTAAGAAGTATGACGGGGGTGTCGCTTTGAACTTCGGATCAATGTCCCCGCGTGCCGCCAGTTCTTCCAGGTCAACCCCCGCATAACCGCCGCCTGAGTATCGGACTGTACCGTCAATGCTTCTATAGTTGCCCATGCCGCGCCCCACGACAACCTTACTCCCCTTTGAGCGAAGCCTGTTCCAAGCATCCGAATTCATATAGGTTACAAGTCCGGCGTTTTGGCTGGAGTCGGCCATGAGTGAGCCTTTACCGAATTGTTCCAACCATGCTTGCCAGTAATCGGCCGTGATATCGCCCTGTATCATTTGGTTTGCCAGTGTGATCATGCTCATTTCAAGCTTTTCACGTACCGCAGGATAGTAGCGCACGCCACCTTTGGCTGTCAGCAGTACCAGCTTTGTAAGGCCCGTGATTTCAACCGCCAATTTGTTCTCCAGGTCTCTTGTCGCCCTTACGTAATCATATCCATCAATCATCGCATGTCCTCCGACAGCTGTATCTGATAGAGTCCTGGGAACTGAATATCGTCTATGGCATCCACTTGATATGGACGGCCATTCAAAATTATGCGATCTGGCCCGAGCAGTAGGGAGTCATTGGGGCGGCGAACATCTACGGTATTCTGCAGACGAATCAGATGGGTTGATGTTGGCAATAGCCCGGGGTCTTCTTGTCTTAATTGACCTGTGACGTAACGGACAAATGAATGCACTCCTGTTTCAACATCTTGAAATTCAGGATCACCGATTGGATTGTCATTATCATCATACCGCTGTCCGTACCGCTGCACTTTTACAATCATGTTCGTTTTTACCATCCCGCAGTATTTATCCCGGTCCGGTGTAGGTCGGATAGAACAGACAAGAAATATTTCTCCCGTCTCGATCAACGCCCCTGGAAGAACGGACGACTCGGGAGCAAAGCGCCCGATGTAATCCGACTCTCTCCCGAACTGAGATGATCCGCTTGCTCCGCGAGACAATATAACCGCCTCCGACACTCCATTCACTGTGCAGGGCGTGTGCCGGTGGGCGAATTCATGAAACATCCTTCTCACCTACCTGAAGGAACGATGCTGATACTCAGACAGCATATCCGCTATCTCTGGAGTAATCATGTCGTTCCCAAAGTATTCAATTGTGGAATCAACGTCTTTTCTCATTTTGACGTTTGAATTTGAACTGCTGGACAATTGAGCGATAAGCAAACCACACGCCACCTTCACCTTATCAGGGATTGGGTCCCAACCGCTGGTATAGGTGACCTCCAGCTCAGCATACGGCGCTCCGAACGGCGAACCACCACAAAACACCGCGCCGATTTCTTTATCCACGTCCAAGGCGCTGAGGTCTACCTCCGCAAACCCTGGAGAACCGAAGAAGTTATCACCGGTGATGCCGTATGCGGCTCGGCCCTTAAGCTCTGTGACATCCTTAACGGGATAGTACGACAGGTGTCCCCGTTGATTCGTCAATGGTATGCGCTCCGTGTAGGTTGTAACGCCGATTTCACGCTTACAGCGACCGTCCACGATGGCCGAAGCCCTAATAATTAACGGGAGGGTCAGCACGACTCCTGCGGGTGCATAGTCGGTTTCTGTTGTGGTTAGATATTGGCTCATTCAATGTAACCAGCTTTACGGAGTGTTTCAGCTGCTTCCGAAGAAAATTCCGCTTTACCATTGATGAAGGTGAAAATCCCTTCGCTGAGGTGAACAGTAAGAGAACCTTCGCGACCTTCGTCCCAGCCTTTTAATGAAACCAATTCCTTCGGAGGCTTGATTTCTTCAGCAGGCGGCGTTGTTGGCTCCGTTTCGGGTGTGTTGGAACCCTCTTTTCCATCCGGGTTTTCAGCTTTAGGAGTGTCTTGAACTTCAGTAACTGCTTTCTCTACTGTTTTGTCCTTCATGTCTATCTTCTCCTTTCAATTGGGAAGGGCGGCAGTTTCGCCGCCCTATGGACTAACTAAACTGCGATGATAGTCGGACGTTCAACTACACCGTAGGCATGAGCATAACCAGGACCTTTTGCAACAGGAGCACCGAACTTAACGCCCACAAAAGATTCAGCCAGATTTCCGGTTGTACCGAGTTCAAACAACATAATGCCTTTGTCGCCAACATAGTGATATTCGATCATAGATTCAGTAACGATCGCGAATCCATAGTCGGTATTTTCAGGGCGAGTTGCATTCACGCCCGATGGCATGAAAGGTTCCGGGATCAAAGGCAGTACGCCAGCTGCCGTCTGTATGGCTTGAACAGTCAATCCAGCAATTGTCGTTTTTGACAGGTTGCTAATATAGGTTTGATTGAACGAAGCCAGTTTTTCTTCTTCGGCCAGATAGTGCAGTGCCAAAGGATGGATGTAGATTGCAGTAGGCATTAGCTCATATACTTCACTGGCAATCATAGAAGCCACTTTTGCACAAATCGCTGAAACGATGGACGCACCAATACCCACGGAGAACAAATTGGTGATCTGTTTTGGAATACCAACATATTGCAAGGTGGTCGGAACCATAAGATTAGTGTCCGTTCCTCTCCACAACATTTTCCCGTGATGAAGACCAATAGCGTTAAGCATGTCCGCCAGGTCTTTAGATCTCAGTTCAGGGAAGTTGTTCTGTTGCTTATTAAGCAGATTGTCGTATAGGCCAAAGTTCACTTGGTTTGTGGAAGCTTTGATCTTTACGCCGTGTGGTGTGCGCGGATTACTCGTTGCCGCAGCAGTGATGTTTCGCGGATCGACCGCTACACCGCCGTTGATAGTGTTCTGCTCGTAGTACGTAGAAATGTCACCGGTTGCTGGAGTATAATTCATACGGCCATCAAGAACGGAACTGCGGCGCAGTGTGTCAGTAATCTCCTTTTGGAAATCATCCGTAATCAATGCACCAGGACTTTGAAATTGCGTTGCCGCTGCGATATCGACAGATTGTGCTTGACCCACTCGATTATTCATATATTATTTTTCCTCCTTGTTGAACTGCCCTCTTGCTTGCAACTTCAAATTCATGGAATCAGCAATCGGGAGATTTAATGCGTCTACCGATGCGCAGAACGTCTTGTAATCTTGCGGCTCAGCTGCGTTACTTCCATACTTGGAAAGCAATTGCGAGGCTGAGAACGTTTTTCTTTCCGGTTCTGCTGGCGGCTGTTCAGCCTTTGCCTTCAGTTCCTTCAACTCAGTTTCAAGCTGAGTCATGCGATCCTGCGAAGCCTTCAGATCAGCTGCAGCCTGTTGTTCTGCTGTCTTCTGGCCCTCAGTCGCATTTGCTGCCTTCACAGTCGCAAGGTCGGTTTTGATTTCGCCTACCTCTGTCTTGATCTCACCGATACTGGCCGAGATATCCTTCTTAAAGCCCTCCAGCAGTTCTTTCAACAATTTGTCGTCCACTTCGTTTTCCTCCTTGGGTTTATGATTTCGAGCCGCGAAGCTCGTTGTTTGATAAGCAGCCGCTTCAGCAAAAAGGATTGCCGCGCCGGTACCGCAGAACTCTACCACATCCAGCACGTTTTCCAGGTCTGGTGCATCCTGCACCGAAGCTTCCATTTCGAGCGAAGCGCCGAACTTGTACTCTGACCAATTGTGTTCAGCTGCAAGCCCGTTATAGTAACGGATAGTCGCCACAACATCCGGGAAGTCTTTGCCGTAGATATATCCATCAATCCAGGCATATCCATCCAAGGAACGGTACGCCTTATCGATCACGGCCACTTTAAAGCGTGGATCATGGTCGGCCATACCTGCGGCATAGTCAATATTCAGCGCCATTCCTACAAAGGTTTGAAGGTATTGGTCACACACGCTTGACGATATCCGGATCTTCTTGCCGCCAGCTCCGTGCGGTGAACCTTCACTCGGCTGATCTACCGCGAACAATGCGCATTTGAATGGAACCTTATTGGGGTGTCCTCCAGCATCCGAGAGTTTGAAGTCCTGGACGCGCATCTTCTGATTGCTTAATTTCAGAGTTTTTAACATTTCACTTCTCACCTCCCCTCAGGTTTTACGCCATGTCGCCGTTCTGCGCGATTCCTCGGGGCTGGCACAGCCTGAGAAGAAGTCTTGCGGACCAGCTTTTTGAGTAGCTTCTTAAACACGTTCTCACCGCCTCTCAGGGCAAAATAAAAACACCGTTACGTTTCCTCGGTGTTTGGGTCTTCTTTATTCGGTTCGACTTCTGGCGGCTCAGGCGGCGCTTTAGCAACTGCGAGTTCTTCTTGGGTCATATTTATATCAACAACCGCGCTCTTGCTTGGTTGTAATAGCACCTCTCCATGTTGGTTAGGCAGGGCCTTCTTGCCTTGTTTATCTCTCACTTCATCCGGTGTCCAGGTTCTTCGATCCAAGTAGATTGCATCGATGTCCGCCTGTGTCTTCAAGTCCTTCAGAGATGTAGCATAAATGAACTTGAACTCGATCACGCCGCCCATTTTAAAGATGCCGTCAATAATATGATTGTTGATATGCTCAACGATGTTCTCGGCAATGGATTGTACCGTAGCTTCCGTATCCTCGTCTTCACTTTCTGCTGTGGTCCGGTTTACGTCCTTTGTCTGCCCCAACTTCTTAGGCGATACACCGAAGGATATAGCTATGATCTCAATAAGGAATCGCTGCCACTCAAGGAAGAGTGCTTTGTCGTCTGTGGCTCCTAAATCAAGCAAGCTCGGGTTAGATCCGCTGATAATAGGGAGAATCCCCTTGCCTTGTACCTCGTTATCCCAATATGAGCGATATGCCTTAACATCTACGCTATCCCCGTTTTTTCCCGTTCCAAGATTCAGTATCTTGCGAATGAATGAGCTTTTCGTTTGATTTCCTGCCGATCTATGAGAATCTATGAAGTTATTCGCTGATTCCCACACTGTTTCAAGGGGAGATAACCCGAACGGTGTACTTGATCTCGGATTCATTCGGACATACATCATTTCAGATGCGGTCAAAGGAACGATCTTACCATTGTTCCGCTGGGCGTATCGGTATGAATCTGTCTTACCGTCCCAATTGGGGAACAGGTCCACAGAGAAAGAATCTACCGGATACATGCGAAATGGCCGATCTTTATCCCCGGCCCTGAGTACTTCGGAGCTACCGGCACTACAGACAAGCATATCTTCAACCATTTGCTCTAGCCATGAACGGAAGGTGTCGCCAGGATTAGGTTTAAGTAACGCGTTTTCGATAATCTTGCACAGCCCTGCGTACTTCTCCGTGTTGTTTTCATCAATAGCAGCCACCGACCAATTCAGCTTTGTTATCCCATCTTTAACAACGTTGATTGCTCGGCGTGGGATGGGCGACTCACTCAATGTCCTGAGGTTCGTTGGCGTTCGCTTCTGCACTGGCTGATTCGTGTTTCTACGGCCCCACCAGCCCCAGCCCTGTGAGAATGGTTCCGTCTGCCGCTCCGGCTCGTTCTTGGTTCTTCCTGCTTCAAGCCATGTAATCAGCCTTTGTCTAATGCCCAATCGTGTTCACCTCATTTCCAGTCGGCGGTTTAATCCTTGCTGTAGGCTTGCACTCAAAGCCAAATTCGTCCCAATATGTGCCACGAACAGGGGTTACGGAACAGTGCATACACCACCTGCCCTTAGAACGCTTTCCACAGTGATGACAATCAAAGGAATCTTTTTCAGGGATAACACCAGCATTAGTTCGCTTGGTCATCATTTGTCTTCCCTTCTATAGGAATTCGCTTGAGCTAAGGAAACTTTTCCTTGTATGCCCTTCGTTATTATTCAAAAAATAGAAAACGGCATGCAGCTCTACACCTGGAGGAAGTAGACGGCATACCGTTTCATGCTCATTTATCCGTGAGCACATCGGATATAGGCTCCTGTAGCCGGGAGCGATACGGCTTATATGTTAAGCGCTGAGCGCACTCGACCAAAAAAAGAAGAACCCATTACTCCAACCAAAGGCGAAATGGATTCTCAAAACAATAAAAACGATAATTAGGCAACAGAGACATCAACTGTTACTATAACCTGAACGTACTTCGTGCCATTCAGGGCCAATTGGCGTTGGTCTTGAATGGAAATACATCACATCAATTAGAGTTGACGTTAGGACAAATTACTACAAATAAAATATAACATTGGTTCGTTACTGCTCCACTACGGATTTAACGATGGAAATCAATGTACATCACGCTAGACATGGGGAATACTCGTCCTTTTCCATTTGTATCGATCAACGTGACTACTTTCTTCTCTGCGATTTCATCCCATGTGTTTGCTGTCTTTGCCGCCTCACTAACTTGTTTAGCCGCAGCTTCGCTAGCTTCAATGGTTGATCCATCTAAAAACTTGAACGTTGCTTTCATGATCTCATCTCCTTATAGGTTTTCTTAACCGTATGTGAACCCTGTATTGCCTTCGCGGTCATTGTATATGGCGTACCTCTTTGAATCCTGTGTGTGGTTGTTCTTATCCTCAGGTTCCTCCGTGTGTTGATCTGTCTTCTTTTCCTTTTTCCACTTGTAGTTTTCTGTCTCCTTGATTTCGTTCTTGCATTCACGGTTCACATAGATGTTTGGACGACCTGTACCAGCCTTCACCTTGTATAGAGTGGCTACCTCTCGAATGCCTGGCCCTATGGCGTTGTTAGCTTCTCTTACTGGCAAATCATAGCTCTTATACGTACTGATGTATTCTGGCCCTGATGGGTCAGCCCATATCTCATCGAAGCGATATCTGTCGTTCATTTCTTTATAGCGCTTCACTAGGCAGTCTTCTAAGGCCCCGTCATTCCCGACCACAAGTACATTGACATGCTGGGCATACGCTTCCTCCACGATGTAATAGTCCTCACCTATGCAGCCTATAGCAAGCAATACAGCCGGATCGTTCCAGCCGTGGTCCATGCCGCCTATGAACCGGCTGAAGGTAATGTCCTTTGTGTTGCCGTCTGGGTAGGTGACCTCATACAGGTGAATGCTTTCGTCCAGGCATCGCATGTCCACAACGTGAGTGGTTCGCTTGAACTCGTCATACACCTGTCCATGGAATACATTGAACTTTGCCCTAATCTCACGGTCAACGTATCTTTCGGGGTAAGTCTCGATCATTCGTTGAATGTTACGTTGCAGCTCAGGAATTGGATTGTCGAGTGATGTCCAGTAGAAGTTACGCCACTCAGGATCATTGAGATACTGTTCTTCCTCAAGCCCTGCATCTATGAACTGGCCTCTCAGTACAATGTCATCCGCGAACCAGTTAATACCTTCGGGCGTAGTCGTCCATACGCTCCAGCCGCCTTTGTCTGCCAGCGCATAAGACAAGTACCCCGTCCATGTCTCGGCCTTCATCTTACTTACCTCGTCCAACCATACGCCGTCCAGACCTTTACCAACGAGCGACTTTGGGTTGTCAGCTGACTTGAACTGAATAAGGACCCATCCCTTTAACCAGACTCGGTTCTTGGATAGGTCCCACGATTCAATCATTTCTTCTGGTAGTACGTCTGATAACTCCTCTTGCTGGATTTCAGACATTGCATATGTCGGTGACACGCACCAGTATTCAAGCTTTGGCTTGGGCTTCTTCATCTTCTTAAGGTTTTTAGGCGGTTTGTACGGCAACCCCTTACCGCGTTCAACATCAGCTAGGATGTTATCGAAAAACTTTCTCGCTCCAACATTCGTCTTCCCGCCGCGCCGTCCGCAGTTCAATACATTGTTGCGCACTTCACTTTCCATAACTTCGATTTGTTTATCATGTGGAGTCCAACCTTCAAACGGATCAAGATCCAGAACGTGAGCCATTTGACCACCTCTTCACATTTATTGCAGTAGGATTTTCGTTATCTCCACTCTTAAGCTCTTCGATTTGCATTTTGGTCTTCTCTACATCAGCTTGCATTTGTTCCAGTTTCAGACGGCGCTCATCGTCTTCAGGGGCTATAGCAAGGAACTGCTTGATTGCACCACGCAGCTCACGCATGATAATAGACTCAGTTTTAACGAAACTAGCGTACTTGTCCCAAGCGAATTGAATCTCGTACTCTTTTTCATTGCCCCATTCGCCGGGCTTCTCCCTTTTTAACTCTTTAGTCATGTCTTCTTTGTCTTGAATGAAGAAAATTCGTTGTGCATATATGATCTTTTGGAACAGTTTCGTTATGTTGTACCAGATCATGTCTATTGGGTCCATCTGTTGGGCCATGTCGAGGATTGCCAGATATTCCGGGTCTTGCGGTTCAAACTTGCGGAACATGCCGTGCGTGACCGCCTTGTCATTCCCTGGTGGACCACCGGGACCGCCTTTGTTGCCCTTTGCGTTCTTGTTTCCCTTCTGTCCGCCGCGTCCTCGCTTGTCTGGTACGTCTTCCCACTTATCTACCGACTTCCACTTACGGACGAGACCGGCGCTCACACCTAATTTTTCAGCGAGATCCTTCAATTTCATGGATTTGCCGCTGTCGAGCCACATTTTGAGGGCCTTTTTTCGATTGTCACTCTTATCTAAGCTCATAATTCACCACCGTTTTGAGTATTCGAGTTGGAAAGAACGCGGAGAGCCATCTGACCACTCTGCGTTACACTATCTTTTTCTCACCACATATCTGAATGTTCTGGTGTATCAATCCAATTCCACCTAAATACTGTTAATTAAATTCCCTTCAGTACTAATTGTGTGTAACTGATAAATCACCTTAAATAATTGATCTCATAATATTTCTTGAATATAAGTCATTTTGAGTTCATCATGACCCGTTTAAAGAGAGTTGACTACAGCTCGAAATCGTCTAAAGCATCGTCTAAGGTGTCCTGGTGGATGCCTACATACCTCAAAGTCACGCTTTCTTCTGTGTGGTTGAACAAATCCATCAGTAACACGATGTCCTTCTTTTCATTGTAGAAGTTGTACCCGAAGGTTTTTCTCATGGAGTGCGTACCGATATCCGGAAGGCCGAACTCAGCTGCAGCCTCGCGGATGATCTTATAGGCCATGCTGCGGGTGATTGGCTGTGGCTTCCGGCTTCCTTTTCGGTTCCTGCTGGGGAATAGCAGATCTCCATCCCTTTTGTTGGATATATATACATCCAGGTCTTTGCGGAGCGCCTTGCGGATTGGAACTTTCTTGACCTTCCCTGTTTTCTGCTCCCGGATTGTGATATGTGTCCCTTTAACGTCCAGTACCGTGAGAGGAAGAATGTCTGAGATGCGGTAGCCGGTATTGATTCCGATTTGAAATAAGATGTAATTACGATGGCTTTGACTCCTTAGGTGTTTTTGAATCGAAGATAGCTTCACTGGATCTCGAATCGGTTGGACAAATTTCATCAGTCTAGCACCTCTCAAATTGATTTTTAATAAAAGCAAAAAAGCGCCAGACTTGGCGCATCATAAGTGATAAAATTTGAGAAAAACCTACCTTTTGGAGATGATATCCTTTGGATAATTCTATTTATGATGGTCTTTTTGTTCAATATGGACAGCTGAAGATTAAAGATTTGTCTTGGTATGATACTTATTTATTAAAAAACGAATCAGATGTGGCAAAAATTCATATTCCAAAAGATGTTCACTTATCTTTGATGGTTACTTTGAATGGACAGCCCTATTCTCTAAAAAAAGGAAATTGTTTGTGGCTCGATCCTGTACTTATTGCAATGAAGTTAATCGATCCAAGTCGTTTTCCGCTCAATTTTTAATCATAATAACCATTTCTGATTTCTCAGTCTTGGCGCATTGAGGCAGTATGCACATTTGCTTGCTGCCAGTCCAGTTGCCCCATACACAGCCCCTGCATTTGTCTGGTTGCAAATTAGAAGTTACAGGGATCGGAGGTTCTTTCTGAGTCCACTTAATAACCACAGGAATCACCTTGCCCTCTATATTCTATTCTTCGAAAGCAGACCATTCTTCCAGGTTGATTCGGTACTGTAGTTTCTTGCAACGGCCAGCACCTTCATTTTTTAGAATAAGTTCAAGAATGCCGAGTATTTCTAGACTGGCGGATATTTCTCTAATAGCTAATCTGCGCTTGTAGGCAAATGTGCTTGCTGGTATTACACCCAACTTACTTGAATAGCCTTTACTAAGATATTCAAGAGTCTCTTTGTGACGAACGCCCTTGATAAAGAGCATTTGGGCGATTGTTTTAGCTTGTTGGTCTACGATACTATCAATGACAATATGGATGATTTCAGATAACTGTTTATATAGTGAATATATCGCAGCCCTTTTGTGTTTCAAAACAACCGTGTTTGCCGTAACGTCTCTATAGAGTTCTCTGCCGTGTTCGTGTCCTGCTTGTCCGTAGGCATTTGATATATCATCCTGAGAAAGAGATGATTGTTTTGTGCTCTCGACCTTTTCATAGTCACGGATTATGGTGATCATCGTTGGATGAAACTTCAGGAGAAATTCAGCCTTTTTCTCATTTTCACTCAACACATACAGTTTACGTCCTTCTTCGTCTATTAGAGAAAGACTGCTTTCATCAGCAAGATTGCGCTCATCATCAATTAACGAAGACATTCGCCGCCTCCTCTCAATTCTCTTCAAACTGATTCATGTATAAATCATAAACTCAGTATTCTTCGCTCTCATTGCGTACTTACTGCGGATTTGAGAGATTCATACTGAACCGTTCAATAGGTCGGGTTCAGGTTGAACCTGAGAGTAGAATGATCGTTATTCGCACTAAAAAACCGGATGCGGTGATTAACCGAATCCGGCACAAATGGGGTATGTTAAACATACGTCATATTCGGTCATGGTGATTCGCCATGTCCGGAATTTATCTACTCTTCAAACAGTATCTCTACAGACTTAACATCACGATAGTTCCTTTTGATCACACTTCCATCCGGTGCTGTGAATTCAATGGGATAGTAGTCCATCTTTGCCGCTATGATTGTTGCTATAAAATCAACGCCATTTGGTGTCTTCTCGTTATCGCTTAACGGAACCGCAAGCCTCATTCCATCCTTGAAGTTGTGAACTAGTTGAATATTCAATGTCTCACCCCCTTGGATATTTCATACTCCTGGTTGTCGCTCGGAGTACAGTCTTCATTGGTTATCTCCTTTCTTATCATTCCCAAACCTGATGTTTATTCGGCCTCCAAGGATCATCACCCCAGCTAACGTCCCCGCCGCCAGGGAACCTATAGTTGCGAATACCAAAATTATTAAATAATAGAGGTGCATGATTTTTAGTCCCCCCCTGCCGCAGCTTCCAATTCTTCCGCAAATTCATCTTTCACAAAGCCCATGGCATCATGATAACCGGCAATGGCTCCCTCGCTATATTCACTGCCGTTACCTTTTGTCTGGTGCATTTCGATCCGTTCCTCGCACCGCTTAAAGATAAATTCCAGCTGGTCAAGCAAATTCGTTCTCAGTTTCATTCGATAATCCTCCCCGGAATATTATTTGGATTGCTGTTTTCGTTATCGATCCAAAGAACCGCAAGTTTCAATTTCCAGGCTACTTCCTTCCTATCTTGAAATTCTCCGCAACTTCATCAAGCTTAAAGACATCCTCTGGAATGAGTTCTAAAATACCAAGAATTTTCAGGCTTAATGTAATTCTGTTCAAACCCTTCCGCCTTCTTTCTGCAAAAGTCCCGCCGAATATCGGATCTAAGCCTTCTTCTGGATGTTCTCCCATGTTGTGTGCAGCCTCGGTAAAGGTCTGTCCATCAATATACATCAGCTCAAGGACTTTTCTTTCATGAGGGTTTTGAAGACTTTTGATTAGTTCAGGTATAAAAAGCGTTAACACTTTGTAGGAACTATACCGCTTCCCTCCTTCGCTCTTCGATGCAGCAAATGCGATAAGAGATTTGGAACTACCTCCTCCAGATTGCGTAAGTAAATGCGCGCCGGTTGCTTCATAATCATTAACAATCTTCAGCACAGGGATGTACGATTCAAGAAACTTCACTGTCAATTCAACATCTTCCTTCTTCAACGATGTATTGATTCCAACTATTCCGCGGAGTGCGCCGTCTAAGTCCATTGCGAGTCGAAGAAAACTCATAATAATCCTCCTATTTTAAATATGTTTGTTTTATACGTTGTTATCCGAATTATCGGTAAGGAAAATTTTCCTTTTTCGGAATTGTGGACTTTATCCTTTTGGGATTTTATCGACTTCCATACCAAGTTCAAGGATTCCTTCTGGTATTACTTCTAATATCCCAACAATTTTAAGGCTTTTCGCTATCCTTCTAACCCCCCGTCTTTTGTGTTCGTAATATGTCGAGCCTTGGATGGCCGGATATCCTGTTTTTTCTTCATCCTGTAACAAAGTAATCGCTACACGATCTTTCGCTCCTTCGAAATAGCGCTTTTGAATTGCGAGCCTCTCATAGGGGAAGTACAGGCCGTCCACTAATGACTGTATAAAATCTGTGATCACTTTACAGGCTTTATATTCCTTTGCCCCTTTACTTTTAGAAGCCGTAAGTGCCAACAATGTCTTAGGTGCTTTTGAATCAAATTGAAGCAATAAGTGCGCACCAGTCGCCTCGTAATCAAGAACGACCTTTTTCATTGCCGGGTAAGCTTTTAGTAGCTTATTCGTAAGTTCAACATCTGTTTTTGTAATTTTAGTTTTACATTTAGAGGCTTCCGTCAATATGACGATAACCTCAGCAAGAGACAAATTAGAATCTATCGTTGTATTCATCTCACTCTTCCTCTCGTCTTAAACTTTCACCGATTTTTTTCTTGGAGGGATGTTGTATTTCAAGTCCCCTCTGTGAAGTTTGGTTATTTCTCCAGACATTTCTTGTAGAACCCCTATGATATTCAGACTGAGTGCGATACTAGCGAGCGCTTTGTTTCTCCGCTCTGCAAATGTAGTTTTGCTAATAGGGTTTAGTTCTCTGTTGTATCCCGCCCCCATGTACATGGCCGCATTTTTATACGGAATTCCTTCGATATATAGTTTTTGCATGATTAAGCGTTCGTAGGGGTTGGACAGATTGTTAATTATCGAAAGAGTAAAGTCAGTGATAGATTTGTAAAATTGATATGCATCAGAGACATTCAAGTCCTCAATTGTTAATGAACCACTTTCTGCCGCTGCCTCAA